ACGGAAGAATACATCCGCGACAACCGGTTCAAAGCCTTCGGCCTGTGCGTGCATGAGCTGGGCAGCAACGATCCCGTTGTGTGGATCAAGGGCCGGGACATCTCAGACTGGGCAGCCACCATCGACTGGAACCGCACAGCGGTGCTGGCCCATAACGCGCAGTTCGATGTGGCGATCCTGGGCTGGCATTACAACGTACACCCCGCGTTCATCTTTGACACGCTCTCGATGGCCAGGGCGCTGCGTGGGGTGGAGGTCGGCAACAGTCTGGCTAAGCTGGCCGAAGACTTCGGCCTCCCCGCCAAGGGCAATGCCATCAACAGCACGGACGGGCTGATCGAGTTGTCACCACGGGTTGAGCGGGAGCTTGCAGAGTACTGCGCCCATGATGTGTATCTGTGCGAGCACGTCTTCGAGCGCCTGGGCAAGGGCTACCCCAAGAGCGAGCTGCGCCTCATCGACATGACGCTCAAGATGTACACCCGCCCGCTGTTGGAGCTGGACTCGGACATGCTGACCGATGCGCTGTATGCAGAGCGTGAACAACGCGAAGCCCTGCTCAAGCGGCTGAACATTACAGACGGCGCGCTGGCCAGTAACCCACAGTTCGCAGAGCTGCTGCGCACTCTCGGGGTGGATCCCCCGATGAAGAACAAGCGCCCGACAGTGAAGACGCCTAACCCAGAAGGCAAGACCTTTGCTTTTGCAAAAAACGACGCGATGTTCCAGGCGCTGCTCAACGGCGCTAACGAGGATGTGGCGCTGCTGTGCGAGGCCCGGCTGAAGGTGAAGTCAACGACTGAGCGCACACGGGCACAGCGGTTCCTGGAGATATCGAAGCGTGGGCGGCTGCCTGTGCCGCTGTCTTATTACGGCGCGCTGTCTGGCAGGTGGACGGCATCGAAGGGGTCTGCGATCAACATGCAGAACCTCAAGCGTAAGAGCTTCCTGCGCAAGGCCATCATGGCGCCCGAAGGGCATGTGCTGGTGGTCGGTGACCTGTCTCAGATCGAGCCGCGTGTGCTGGCATGGCTGTCTGACTATGACGAGATGCTCGACATTTTTAGAGCAAAAGGAGACCCCTATGCGCAGTTCGGTGCTCAGATGTTCAATATACCGGGGCTCTCGAAAGAAAGCCATCCCGACTTACGCCAGTCTGCAAAGAGCGCGTTGCTTGGCGCGGGGTATGGGCTGGGCTGGGCCAGCTTTGCAGCTCAGTTATTGGTCGGCTTCCTCGGTGCGCCGCCTGTTCGGTACGACAAGGACTTCGCCAGGAGGCTGGGCGTTACGGCGGACTACGTGGAACGGTTTCTGGAGTGGGACGAGAACATCCTCCGCATGCAGGAGATTCCGCATGTATGCACTGCGAAAGAGCTTCTCGTCCACTGCGTCGCAGCGAAGAAGATCATTGATATCTATCGTTCGACCGCGTACCCGGTTGTCGGCTTCTGGGAGCTTTGCAGCGGTCTTATCCAGCGCTCACTGGCAGATGGCGAAGAGTATCGCCACAAGTGTTTGGTCTTCCGCAAAGAAGAGATTGTTCTTCCCAACGGCATGAGCCTGTTGTATCCTAACCTTCGTCAGCAGAAAGATGCTAGTGGGAGGCCGCAGTGGGTGTACGGCTCAGACGCCACGAAGCTATACGCAGGAAAGATTACGAACAATGTGACGCAGGCGACTGCACGCATTGTGATGACGGACGGCATGCTCAGGACAGCTAAACGCTACCCTGTGGCAGGCACCGTACATGATGAACAGATTGTTGTAGTACCTGAACAAGAGGGTCAGGACGCTCTGCCGTGGGTGCTGGAGCAGATGACTATGGAGCCGAAGTACATGCCGGGGATCCCCCTGGCCGCTGAAGGTGGCGTTCACCGTCGTTATGGCCTTGCAAAAGGCTAGTGGAGTTCACATGCAATACAAACCAAGCAGTTTCAAAGTAGGTGCCTCGCCGTACAAAGTGCATTACGTCAATGAGGACAGGGGCCGCGAGTACGGGGCGATCTATTACGGCACCAAGGCCATCGTCATCTACACAAAGAACCGCGCTGAAGAGAGCGTATCCGAGACGTTCTGGCATGAGATGACCCACGCTGTTCTGCATGAGATGCAGCACAAGCTGTACAACGACGAGAAGTTTGTGACGCAGTTTGCAAAGCTCCTCAACGAAGCAATCAACAGCGCGAGGGAATGACATGAGCGACGAGTTCAAGCAGTGGGTGTGCAGTATCGAGAGCGGTGTCCCGCACGGCGTAGCCTGGGACAGCACGCTGGTGAAGATGTTGTGGAACTGCTGGCTCGCATCGAGGGAGACGGCCAATGTCTGAAAAAATCATCCGGTGGTCGCACAGCGCGCTGAAGGACTACGAAGGCTGTGCGCGGCGGTATCACGAGGTCAAGGTGCTGGGCAAGTACCCGTTCCAAGAGACCGATGCCACACGCTACGGCGTGGAGGTGCACAAGGCCCTGGAGGAGTACATCAAGGACAACAAGCCAATACCGCCCGCCTACGCGCAGTTCCAGGCGGTGGTGGACGCGATTCTCAAGAAGCCTGGGCGCAAGCTGGCCGAGCATGAGATGGCGCTGAACAAACAGCTACAGTCCTGCGATTGGAAGGCTCCAGATGTGTGGGTGCGCGGCATTGCCGACATCTTGATCGTGGATGATGACGGGCTTGTGGCCTGGGTGGGTGACTGGAAGACGGGCAATGACCGCTACCCCGACAGAGATCAGTTGGTGCTCATGTCGATCATGGTGTTCGCACACTTCCCGCACATCCGCAAAGTGAACAGCGCTCTGTTGTTCATCGTCAAAGAGACGATGGTGAAGATGCAGATGATGCGTGAGCAGGCCGATGCCGCGTGGTGGAAATACCGCGAACGAACCGCCCGCCTTGAGAACAGCTTTGCAAACAATGTATGGAACCCCACACAGACGCCGCTGTGCCGCTGGTGCCAAGTGACGGGGTGTGAATTTAACCCTAGACATTAGGGGCAGCAAATGCGTTTTCACCTGACAGACGGAACACAGCTAGACCTGAATGTTAGCGGCAGCATGCTGGGCTACCGCATTTCGTGCGTGACGCTAGACGCAAAGGATATTAGCCAGATGTTAGCGGCCGCTGAAGCAGAGCGTGTTTTATTTCTGCAGCATTTGCTAACGCGATTCGCTCCTGACATCGAGACCCTCAACAACTTGGCACACGTAAGTAAAGGATTGAAAGATGACCCAGAAGAATGGTAAGCGCGACTTCAAGCATGCCTACGCCTTGCAGAAGGCCAGTGGCGAGACCAAGGATCAGCTTGAGCGCCAGAAGGCTCGACAAGCTTACGACAAGGCCGGCATAGACCGCACGGGCAAGCACATCGACCACATCAAGCCGCTGCGCGCTGGGGGCAAGACAACCAAGGGCAACCTGCGCCTGCGCAGTCCGAAAGCTAACGTGAGCGATAACGGGAAATAAGATGGAGATTCTGGACAACAAGGCTGTGCTCATCAAGACGCGCAACCCTGCGAAGTACACCGTAATACCCAAGAGCCGCATCGTTGAGGATCACGGCAATGGCGGCTACACCGTCGCTGTTTTCTTCGGCCTCGACGAGATGCGGGTGCTCAAGAACCTGGGCGTCAAGAAGGTACTCTCGCCGATCACGCGCAAGTACAACTGGCCCGGGCGCTACCGCCCGATGGAGCACCAAGTAGACACCGCGTCGTTCCTGACGCTGCACCGCCGAGCCTTCTGTTTCAACGAACCTGGGACCGGGAAGACCCTCTCAGCGCTGTGGGCGGCTGACTACCTGATGACGCGGGGTGAAGTGCGTCGCGTGCTCATACTGTGCCCGCTGTCGATCATGCACAGTGCCTGGATGGGGGACATCATGAACTCGGTGATGCACCGCAGCGCTGTCGTAGCCCACCATGCGCAAGCCTCGCGCAGAATAGAACTGGTGCAGGGGGACTATGAGTTCGTCATCACCAACTATGAAGGGCTGAACCTTATCAACCGCGAGGTGCTCAACGATGGCCGGTTCGATCTGATCATTGTTGATGAGTGCTTTGTAGCAGGGACGCTAGTGTCCACCCCGCAGGGGCGACGCCCGATTGAACAGCTAGAAGCCGGGGACGCGGTCTTGACTTCTGACGGAGTAATGCGTATAAAAAGACTTGTACGCAACACTGCTACGCAATTGGTTGAGGTCAAACTTGGAAACGGCAAAATCGTCCGGTGTACCCCTGAGCATCCCTTCTTTACTGATGTCGGTTGGGTATGCGCCAAAAATCTTGCGGGAAGACGGCTTATATCTGGCGCTGAGCTGTCCCGTTTGCGGGACGGAATACCGCCGCAAAAAAGCGCAGATGCTTTGGTTTCTATCGAAGGGGATTCCGACTGGGGTTACCTGTTCCAGATCTTGCGCACGGAAGAGGTGGCATCTAATGAATCCCGGAGCCAGCTACTTCAACCATATTTTGCCGGATCAACGGGGGAAAACGTCGGGGCCGAAGACGCCAGAACATCGGGCGAAGTTGTCAGCAGTAGCGAAAGCCAACGGGTACAAGCCGATTGTGCGCGGGGGGAACGGTACGGGCATGACGCCGATGGAACAGTTGATTTCCGAGGTCTTACCTGTGGGGTGGGCATGGAACTACCCAGTAGCGTTGGGCAAGAGGCAGCAAGGCTTTCCTACGAACTACAAGCTCGACTTTGCGTGGCCGCACCTCAAAGTGGGGCTGGAAGTGGACGGGGGCAGTCACACCCTGTTAGCGCGGCAAGCGCAGGATCGGAAGAAGGAAGCCAAGCTGGCGGAGCTTGGGTGGAAAGTGTTTCGTATATCGAATGCCCAAACGGGGAGCCTGTATACAACCTCGAAGTTGAAGGAACACCTAACTACTTTGTTGGGAATCATTGGCTAGTCCACAACTGCAACGCATACAAGAACCCCACGACACAGCGCTGGAAGTCCCTGCAGTCGATCATTCATCCGCACACCTACCTGTGGATGATGACGGGAACACCTGCATCGCAGTCGCCTGTGGACGCTTACGGTCTGGCCAAGCTGGTGAACCCCAACGGTGTGCCGAAGTTCTACACGGCATGGCGGGACAAAGTGATGAACAAGATCACGCAGTTCAAGTGGGCACCCAAGCCAGAGTCCAAGAAGCTGGTGCACGAGGTCTTGCAGCCCGCCATCCGGTTCACCAAGGAGCAGTGCCTGGATCTCCCACCCGTCACGACAGTCACCCGCGAAGTCGCGCTCTCACCGCAGCAGACGAAGTACTACAAGCTGCTCAAGGAACAGATGCTGGTGCAGGCTGCCGGCGAGACGATCAGCGCAGTGAATGCGGGCGTGATGGTCAGCAAGCTCTTGCAGGTGTCGTGCGGATCGGCGATCACAGACGACAAGGAGATTGTGGAATTCGATGCCTCAGCACGGCTTAAAGTCTTGATGGAGGTCATCGAGGAGACCAACCGCAAGGTCATCATCTTCGCAATGTTCCGCTCTAGTATCGACACGATCACCACGTACCTGGAGAAGAATAACGTCAAGACTGCGCAGATTCACGGCGACGTGAGCGCGACAAAGCGAGGGGCGATCATCAACGACTTCCAGCACACGCCCAATGTTCAGGTCTTGGTCATGCAGCCCCAGGCGACGGCACACGGGATCACGCTGACTGCTGCCGACACGGTAGTGTTTTATGGCCCGCTGATGAGCGTTGAGATGTACCTGCAATGTATTGCGCGAGCCGACCGCAAGGGGCAGAACTCCGACAAAGTGACTGTGGTGCATATACAAAGTAGCCCCATCGAGCAAAAGATGTTCAAGGCTATGGCGTCCAAGGTAAGTGACCACGCACTACTCGTCGACATGTTCGATAGCGAGGTTAAAAATAGTTGAAAAAGAGGGCATACAGGCCGCAAAATTACGGCTATGATTGTCAAAGGTTAGACAAATAAAGACTAAGGACAGGAGAGAAAAATGACGCAAGACATCGAATCCGCCAGCATCCCTATGGACAAGCTGGCCCGGGTGTATCGCAAGATGCAGGCCCGGATTCAAGAACTGACGACGGCTTACGAGACCGAGGTCGAGACGCTCAAAGCACAGCAAGAAGCTGTGAAGACGGCGCTCAAAGACCAAATGCTGGCTCTTGGGCTCAAGTCAGTTAACACGGCGGAGGGGGTCGTCATCCTATCAACCAAGACGCGCTACTCGACCCAGGACTGGGAAGCGCTTGGGCAGTTCATGATTGAGAACGATGCGATTGACTTGTTGGAAAAGCGCATCGCGCAGACCAACATGGCGTCCTTCCTGAGAGATAACCCCGGGGTAGTTCCACCCGGACTTAACAGTAACTCTGAGTACGCGATCAGCGTAAGAAAGCCCACAAAATGAACATGAACTTCACATTCACCCAGCAGCAAGCCCAGGTCTTGCTTAACGCTTTGGCACAGCGCCCTTACGCTGAAGTCAGCGGCCTGATCGAGACGCTTATCGCACAAGCCCGTACACAAGAAGAAGCCGCAGCAAACACTAAGGAGGAACAACAATGAGCAACGTAACCGTTTTCAACCCATCCAACGTCCCAGCCTTCGCCCGTAAGGGTGAACTGTCGGACATGGCCAAGGCACTCGCTGGCGGCGCTGCCGGTGGCAAGCGTGTCTCTATTAAAGGCGGCGTGTTCCGCTTGATGTCTGGCGGCAAGGAGGTTGCCAACATCGAGGACAGGCACCTGGACATCGTCATGGTCAAGGCAGCCTCCAAGGTCAGCCGCGTGTTCTACATGAAGAGCTATGACGCTGAGTCCGTGTCCGGCCCTGACTGCTGGTCAGCAGACGGCGACAAGCCTAGCTCCGAGGCAGCCAGCCCCCAGGCATCCCGCTGCGCTGAGTGCCCCAAGAACATCGCAGGCTCTGGCCAAGGTAACAGCCGCGCTTGCCGCTATCAACAGCGTCTGGCTGTGGTGCTTGAGAACGACATCAGTGGTGATGTGTTGCAGTTGGCCCTGCCCGCTACGTCGATATTCGGGAAAGCCGAGGGGGATAACCGCCCACTGCAAGAGTATGCTCGGTGGCTGGTGGCCCAAGGCATCAACCCAGAGGCAGTCGTTACCCGTATGAAGTTCGACACCAAGTCCGAGTCGCCCAAGCTGCACTTCAAGGCGATGCGTTGGTTGAGCGATGAGGAGTACGAGATCGTTGAGCAGCAAGCCGCTTCTGACGACGCCCTCAAGGCCATCACGATGACCGTGGCTAAGATGGACGCAGCGCCCGAGGCTCCTGCAGCTCTGGCTGGTAAACCGCCTGCTAAGGTCAAGCCTGCCCCTGCACCCGCTCCTGCAGTTGAGGAAGAGGATGAAGAAGTTGCCGCAGTTGCAGCGCCGAAAGCACGTAAGGCCAAGGCAGCACCTGCTCCGGTAGTTGAGGAGCCGGAAGAAGTCGAAGAACCTGCCGTGCGTAAAGAAGCGCCTAAGAAGCCCGCTGTGGAAGGCAAGAGTACCCTTGCTGACATGGTGAGTGACTGGGACGACGAGTAAGGTTTTGGGGGGAAGGAGGACTTATGGCCCTCACTTTTAAACGCTTCAAACACACGAACGCCCCCCGCCACGAGTGCTGCCATGTATCACCCCAAGTTTGTTATCCAGATAAAGGATCAGCCGCTTTCACTCGGAACACGCCTAGCAAAGTGGGCCATATTCCTGGATGTACCAGTCGCCAAGATCGCACGAGCCGTAGGATCTACGCGCCAGTCGGTCTACAACTGGATGAAAGGCGGTGAAGTATTCGTCGCCTACCGCCCTGCGGTAGAGCGGATCGTTGAAATATTACAGACGTCGAAAACGTCTGAAGAAGCGTGGAGCAAGATATGCAAGGCATTCAACCTACATCCCTGAGTAACGAAGAATTGCTTAAGTACAGTTGGCTAACCGGCGCCGACAAACTTTCTGCGCAGTGGGTATCGGAGCTGATGCTCCGACTAGAGGAGTACGTCGACGCTGAAGCCAGAGACGCCGCCTCCGAATAACCCAAAAGAAAAGGCCCGTACATGAAACCGCTTGAGTTTCTAGCGGAGGTGCTTCCGTCGCCCGGTCATGGGTATTACTGCGTTGCGGAACTCAGCTCAGCTAAAAAAGAGCACGCTTTTGTAAGTGACCTGCCCGACATCCGCCCCAAGGTTAAGGCGTGGCTAGGCGCATCCAGGGACATCTACTTCGCCCTGTCTACGTTCAAAGAAAACAAAAGCCGCAAGGCAGAGAACGCTCAGTTCATCAAGTCGATTTTTATCGACATGGATGGGTACACGACCAAGCGTGATGCCGCCGTTGCGCTGGGGACGTTCCTTGAGAAGACGGGCCTCGACTCTTTTGGCGTTCCGTGGATGGTCAGTTCTGGTGGCGGTCTGCATTGCTACTGGCCATTGACTGAGGAAGTCGACATCACCAGTTGGAAGCCCATCGCCGAGAACTTCAAGCGCCTGTGCAAGCAGGAGGGGCTGGAGATCGACATGACGGTGACGGCTGACGCTGCGCGAGTCTTGCGCATACCGGGTACGTTCAACAACAAGGCCAAGTACGAGACACCCCGTGCGGTCAAGGTGCTGTTTGAGGGTACGGCCAAGGTAGACATCCGCCATTTTGGGGCGGCTATTCGAGGGGTGCTTAAGGCGGAGAACGCTCCGATCAGCAACAACTTCGTAGCGACCAGTGTTGATCTGGCGGGCACACGGCCTAGTAAGGCTGCGGCTAAGCGATCGGCTGCGGCAGAGGCTTTGCTGAACAACAGCGCTACGCGATTCGAGACGATCTGGCTCAAGTCTGAGAAGGGCGTGGGCTGCGGTCAGTTGGAGTTCTACCAGAACAACGCCAAACAAGACGGTATGGAGCCGCTGTGGCGTGGGCTGCTGTCCTGGGCCAAGGTGTGTACGGATGCCGGGCAGTTCACCCACAAGCTCTCCGAGCTGCACCCGTATACGCCTGAGCGTATGAACCAGAAGCTCGCTGAGATCAAAGGCCCCTACGCCTGCATCAAGATGGACAGCGAGAACCCCGGTATCTGCCCGAAGTGCCCGTTCTGGGGCACCATCACTAACGCCCTGGCGCTGGGGCGGGAAGTCATCACCGACAACCGGGCCAAGGAACTGGTGATCCCGATCCACAACAGCACAGACGACGCGCCTGAGCAAAGCAAAACCCATATTGAGGATGAGTTCCACGTCGATGACGGGTTGCCTGAGAACCTTAAGACCTGCACGGTTCTGCGCCCACCACCCCCACGCGGGTTCGACTACGGCAAGCACGGGGGTGTGTACCGCAACGTCAAGGAGAAAGATGCTACAGGCGTAGAGATCAAGACGCAGATTCAGATCCTGCCGCACGACCTGTTTGTGGTGGACATGCTGCGCCAAGAGCAAGAGCACCAAGTGCATCTGATTGCCATCCGCCCCGTAGGCCCAGCGCCTGAAGGTCGTGCAGCAACGATGGAGCATCGTCAGGTCATCATGCCCAGCAAGGCGGTGGTGTCCAAGGATGAGCTGCTCAAGTGCCTTGCGTCGAACAACATCTACGCATCGTTTGGACAGGCGACAGACCCGCATCTGTACGCTTACGTTCGGGCCTGTGTAGAGAGCGCTGCGCAAGAGCGCAAGGTGGTGGACGTACCGCTGCAGTTCGGGTGGCAGAAGGACAAGTCCTTCGTCTACAACAACCGTGTCTTCAAGCCTAACGGCTCAGAGATCGTGGTGCCTATGCCCGGCATGGAGAACATCAACCGCAACACCAACAGCAAAGGATCCCTTGATAACTGGCGCAAGCCTTGGGAGTTGTTGATTGGCCGAGGCATGAACACGATGCTGGCGCTCTGCATGGACTCGTTCGGGTCTGCGCTCATGCACTTCTCCGACCACAAGGGGTTTGTGTGGCACATCGGCTCGACATCGAGCGGCACGGGCAAGTCGCTGTCCCTGAGTTTGAAGGCCGGAGTCTGGGGACATCCTGTGCATTACCGCACAGGTAAGGGCACCTCGTTCGTGGCACTGCAGCAGCGTGCGGGTCTGCTCAACAGCCTGCCTTTGTTGATCGACGAGATCACCACCAAGACTCGTAACGACACGGAGTGGGCGCCTGAGCTGATTTTCGATATCTCTGAGGGCCAGGGCAAGGAGCGCATGGAGGCTGGCACGAACCGGGAACGGGTCAACAACAGCACCTGGGCGCTGACCTGCACGATGACGGCTAACACGCACATGGTTGACCTGTTGGTGGGTGGGCGCAAGCACTCCTCTCACGGTGAGCTGATGCGTATGCTGGAGTGGAACCCAACGCGAGAACTGTCGTTCGACAAGGCTGAGCGCGAGATCCTGCGTGAGTTGAGCCTGAATTACGGCGTGGCGGGTGAAGCCTGGGTGCGGTGGCTTGTGCGTAACTATGACGTGGCCAAGGAGATGTGGAGCAAGGTTCACGAGCGGCTGCGCGTGGCGATGGACTTCGCCGATGAGGAGCGCTTCTGGCATGCTGGCTGCACGTCCACTGTGACCGCCGCTATCCTGCTGGGGCCGAAGTACGCCAACATCATTGAGTCGCCTGTGGCGGCGGTGATGGACGCACTGAAGGATCTTGTGACTCTTGCACGTTCTTCGCACAAGAAGTCTGTGCGCACGGCTGAGGATGTGCTCAACGAGTACACCCGTGAGTTCTACGGCAAGTTCGTTGTGCTGCGCTTCGACACGATGGGCCAGCTTATCGCTGACCTGGGCAAAGACCTGCAGGGCAAGACCAGCACCAAGAACACGGTGATGGGCCGTATTGAGCATGGGACGCACCACAGCAACTACGTCGAGTACTTTGTGGAGGAGTCACTGCTGCGTCGGCACTGTTCGTCTATGAGCTTTGGCTACACGGACTTCAAGCGTCAGTTGGAGAACATGCAGAAAGGCCCACAGCAGTTCCGCATTCAGTACCTGCGCAAAGACATGCTGGCCAAGACGGACGGCCCCGCGATGCGCGTGAAGGTGATGCAGATCAGTGTCCCGAAGGAGCTGCTTGATGGAGAGGGTACGATTTCCGTGGAGTGAAGTGTTGCCCGGGCAGGGGTTTTTCGTACCCTGCCTGGACACAGAAAAGATGCGCTTGCTCGGGTTACGAGCAGCGCTTCACCACGGTGTTGAGGCCGAGGCCACCGCAGGGGTATGCGGTGGCCGGTTCGGTCTGTGGTTCTTCAGGGTGCGCTAGACATCTGCCGGATCATCGTTGCTAGCTGGATCTGCATTTCCTTGACGCGCTTGATCTGCGCTTGCTTCTGCTCTGAAGACATCCCAGGCGCCATTTCGATCTGGCGTCGGAGAGCCGCCAACTCACCCATCTGCTGCCGGAATGCTCCACCTGTCGAGTTCAGCGCAATCTCACGGGCGTACTTGTCAGCGAAAGCTGCGGCATCTGCGCGGTTGCCTGATTTGAGTAGGCTTTGATACGTCCCTGCCGCTTTGCGGAACTCCTCGACGTCCTTGAATGCTGCGTCCACAATGCCCCGGCCCGTAGCAGGCTGGAACAACGACCCGATAGCCGGCATCTCACTGAGCGCCCGTGCAGGTTTATCTGTCGCGTTGGGGCTGACCAATGGGCGCAGAGGGTAGTTGGCCATGCTGGCAAGCAATATCCCCAGGCCGCCTGTGTAGCCGCGAATCAAGTGGTCAACGCTAACGGGAGAGATAGCGCCCGTCTTGCCCAGAATCTTGGCAATCTCCGTGGTGTTATTGCGGAACTGCTGCGCCGTTGTCAGTCCTGACTCTCGCTCGGAAATGATGGGTGCGTCGGTGTAGAAGTTGTAGTTGGCCGCCAGCTCAATGAGCGGTTTGACGCCTGCTGGGAGTCCGATTGGTTGCGACATTGCGAGCATCTTGCCGAAGGCATCCATGGCATCGCGCGCCTTAGTGTCACCAGCCGCTGTGTTGAAGATCATCTCGGGGATGACTTTGAACATAAGCCCCGGCTCGAATGGGATCGGGATGCGCAGCGGCTCATCAACGCCTGGAATACGCAAGAACCAGTACTGCGCACGCTCCAGCGGTGTAGCGGTCTTGTATGCCTCATCATCCTGCATCAGCGCCGCATACGCGAACGTCATGCCGAACATCAGTGCGCCACGTTTCCAGAGCTTGGCACGCGCATCCAGCTTTGCTTGGAACGCGGTGTCGCCAGTAATAGCCGCACGGTAGACCGCATCCAGACCCTGGATCTGCGAGTTGAAGAACGGGATCATCGTGGAGAGCCAGTGCAGGCTGGCGGATGTCCCACGACGCGAGAAGTTCATGGACTCTGCAGCGCCGAGCACCGCTTCGAGGTGCGACATACCTTTCTTGCGGAAGTTGTTGTACAGCGCAGCGCGTGTGGCCGTGTCGGCCTTCAACCCCAGCGCGTCTAGCTTGGCCAAGACGCCGTTGATATTCCAGCCGTTCTTGCCGCTCGTAACGTCGCGCAGCGCGTTGGCCATTTCTTCTTGGCTGCCCGGATAGATGTCGCTGCTGATCGCCCCGGCCTGCTTAAGGCTCAGACCTGCAGGCGTATCGCCTTTGAGAGACTTGGCGAATTCACGGTACGTATCAATCACCGCCGAGAAGTCACCGCCAGTGGTCATGTACGCATGGATCGGGTCGCGAATAAGCTGACGATAAGCGTAGGTCGGCAGGCGCGTAATGCCCTTGCGCAAAATGTTGGCCGGGAGCCCCATCAGCTTCACGGTTGCGGGGATAGCCGTCTTGATGCCTTGCAGCCCCATGATGACGACATCGGCGGGGATGTCTGGTGGGAACGCGGTCTCGTCTAAGCGAACATAGTACTTCTCGCCTTTGGAACTGAACCGTGCGGTAAACACATCCCGAGGCCCTTCGCCCTGGATGATCTTGGCCAGGCCCATGTCTTGCAGCATGTTTCCGACGTCACGCATTTGCATGTTTCGCACAGCCGAGCGGACGATGAGCGACGTGTTCTGCACCATGCCGGAGAAGACGGGCAGGATCTTGTCTTCACCGCCGACAAGCTCTTTAAGCTGGGGCTGGTCAATGATGCTGCCAATAGTAATAGGTTTGCTGCTGCCAACATATAGTTGCACAAGCCCTTTGGTAATGCGGTAGTACGGCACGTAGTCGCCGGCGGTCAGCGCGTTGGCCTTCTCTTGCGTCATGCTGCCGGAGTCAACAAAAAACTGCAGCAAGTCTTTGTTGTACTGGCGATAGATGGCGCGCGCGTCTTCGAAGGCCTTTTTAGTGTCAGCGTCAGACTCGACAATCGCTTTGACCGCCTTGGCTTTCTCGGCGTTAAGGATCGGGTTGCCTTGCTTGTCGTTGCCGTAGTTCAGCTTGTCGTAGCCGATGCCGTCACGCTCCGCGCGAAGGATAGCCATCCAACTTGTCCACAAGTCTTCCACAAAGTGCGCATTGCCGAGCTTGGATCCGCTCAACGCCTGGGCCATCTTCTTTGCGCTGGGGCCATCTGTCTGCCCCTCGATGACTTTCACGCCATCGGCGTTGCGTGTGATTTTCGGCGGGCCATCACTAAGCGATCGTTGGGCCAGGCGGCTGGTGTCGTCGTAAACACGCATCAGGAGCCGCATTTGCAGCGCCTGGGCTTCCGACAGTTTTCCTTTTGATACGCCGAGTTTGATCAGTGCTTCGCTCGGTGCCCAGTTGTCGGCAGCTATTGTGCGCATGCGCAGCCCCATCGCGGAGGCGGTGATCTTGTCTCCTAGAGAAGCGGATCTACCCACCAACGCGTTGACCGTGGCGACGGCACCTGGATCGACGTTTGCTGCTGCAACGGCCTTGGTACCTGAGAACACGCCGCGCATGATCGACGGCAGCATCACCGAGTCTTTGGCCATAGGGCTGGGCGGCTGGAAAATCTTGAGCGCTGAAGCCATCGCTTGTTCAGACAGGCTCTTTGGCTCCATGCCCAGCATGCGCATGATGGCTTGATAGAAGCGCTGCAAGAAGCCCGGCTTAACAGCGTCGATTTTTTCTCGCAGATTCGCGTTTGTCATGAGTTCAGCGACGAACTCTTCGACGTTCTTCTTGCCGTATTCTCTGGCAAAGGCGGGATCGTCTTTGAGCTTGGCGTACAGGGACTCCAGCTCAGAGCGGGCAGCGCGTTGCTCTGCGGTGAGGGTGTTTGGGTCTGCGCGAAGCACGCCCAGGGTCACTGCGTGAACCGCCTCGTGCAGTACTGTCTCCTCGTGCATCGAGCGATTGTCGATGTAGATACGGTTCTTAACAGGGTCGTAGAGACCCGCTACGTTCACGCCCTTATCTTTGAGGTTCTCAACAAGGATCAGCTTAGGACGACGCCCCACTGCCCTAAGCGTATCTTGGAGGTTCTTTACCAACGCCCTGTTGAAAGGCGTAGAACTCTCCCCGATAGCTTCAAGCAACCCCATCAAGTTCCCGTCTTCCGCTGCCGATACCCCATCAGGGTTTATCAGGTTGGTCGGGAAAGCGTCGTAGAGGTCATTGTTCTCGCGCAAGGCAACGTCGTTGTCTGTGTCCGTATCCGAGTCGAACTTGTCATCTGAGAACAGATCCGGCTGCTCTTCCATGAGCCTTCTAGTCTCGGTCTCAGCTTTGGCTACTTCTTCAGCCTTGGTTTCTGCTTTAGGCGCGGCTTTAGGCTCTGCTTTAGGCTTTGCTTTTTCCGATTGCGCCCGCTTTGCCGCAGCACGTTTTTCTTCAACGGCTTTTTTTGCCGCCGCTTGTTTCTCTACCGCAGCTTGCTTGGCTTCTTCCCGTTTTTCTACAGGTGTCTGAGGCGTTTTTGGTGCGGGTGCAGGCGCTGCTGTAGGAGCCGCTTTCTCTTTTACAGGAGCCGTCTTGGCTGCTTTAGCGGCGCGCTCAACCGCAGTGTTTAATGGCCGGAGACCTCTTGTGGCGGCATTCGCTGCAGCCGTGCGTTGCTTCATAACGTTGCGAGACTGTGTGATCGACTTGAGCAGCGCTTCGGCTCTGGCATCATCGGCGGCAGATGTGAATACCGACGGGCTCTCGTCTTCAAACCGATCAATGTCTCGAAGGGCCTGCCGAAGATCTTCCGTTTGCTTGGCTGCAGGCATCTTCGGCGTCACAGCGCCTGGGCCTTCGGCCTCGAACTGCGCAAGCTCACGCTGCTGTTGCGTGATGTCTTGCTGCTTACCAACACGGGCTTCTTGAACCAACGGGGCGGTCTCGGACGTGCCCATCAGTGCTTGGATGTCGGCCTTGGCCTTTGCCAGCGCAACATTGGCTGCCCGTTGACCTTCAACCGACTGCTCACGACCTGCGGCAATCTTTTCCGCCAGTGCCGTTTCGTATGCCTGCAGCACGGCTGCGCCTTGTTCAAGATTGACCTGTGGAAACTCTGCAAGTTTTTCTTGGAGTTTTAAGACCTTGGCGTACTCAGCGTCCGCCATTTCTCGATCGCCGACGGCTTGCGCTCTTTCAAACCGGCGCTGGGCCTGCATCATTTTCTTTTCGATACCGGCCCTCTGCATGTCTTCCGTTTTTTCCGGAATAACGGCGGCCTGGGCTTTTAGATCTTCCACCTGCTTGCGCATCGCATCAACTTCTTGACGCATTTCATCCGCTTTTTTCCGCTCGGCATCGGCGGCTTTGCGCACCCCTGCATACGACGCAAACGGTGCCGTAGACGCCTTATCGTCGAGGTCGGCAACAACCGCTTCTTGCTTTTTAAAAAGCGCCTCTTTGCGATCCGCCATTATCGACAGCTTGCGGGCTTCTTCCTGTGTATCAAACGCTGTTGGTTCAGCCTCGGCCTCAACATCAAACTTGCGCGTGGGGAGCACGGGCTCCGTTAAACCAGGAATAAGCGTCTGCTGCATCGGCCCGGCGCCGCCTTCCAGCGCTTCTTGTTTCTGGCGTTCAGCACGCGCCGTTTTGTCAGCCGCAATCTCCTGAGCTGTGGGCTTAAACGCCAGCGTGCCTTGGCCTTCAACGGTAGGCGCTGCAAAGGTAGCGATCTGCTGACGAACCTCTACGAGCTTGCCCAACACCGCCTGTTTCTGTGGCGCTGTCTTGGCTTTTTCTGCGAGATTGGTGAGTTCCACCTCTTTCTTTTGCAGCGCCTCAAGCGTAGGCAATTTACCGCCAAGATTCTTGAGCTGGGCATCGGCTTCTGTCAGCGCGGTCTTGACCTGCACCGCCTGATTGAACAGGGCGCGTTGCTCTTCAGGGACGGCACTCTTCATCGCCCGCCCAGAGATTTCGGTGTAGGCTTTAGCGAGCGTGTCCCGTTGCTGCATTAGCTCTACGCGCTGCTGTGTAGGCGTCAAGGTGGCCGGGGCTGGGGTAACTTCCGCAGGCTGTTGGAAGTACTGCTGATTCTCTTGTTCAGCCGCAAGTTGTTCAGCAGCACCGGGTTGTGCAGCGCCAAGCTCAAACCCAGGCAGCATGGGCTGCGCCATCGGGCCAGCACCGCCTTGCAACGCCTCTTGCGTCTGGTCTGCTACTTGCAGCGCCTGGATGTCATTGAACCGTTCTTTGTACTCTTGCTTGACAGGTTTGTACCGCTCAATAAAATCCTTTTTGGCAGCTACGGCGGCTTCGTAAGTCTTCAGCGCGTCTTCGTACGCGAGTTCCTGTTCAGCAGAGGCGTCCTTGACCTTCTTGGGCTTTTCTATCTTCGGCAGCGTCTGCTTTTCCCGCTCCAGCGCTTGGTACTGCGTGTTTAGTTCCCGAAGGTACTCAGGCTGCTGCTTGCGCTCCGCTTCCGCTGCGTCAGCCTCGGCTTGAGCGGCTTGGGCCGCAGTACGTTCCTCGGCTTGCTTAGCCTCGGCAACCGCACGCTCTTCGCCTAGCCGTTTTTCTTCTAGCTTCTTGCCCTGGGCTTTGATACTTCCGCGATCAACAGCGCGACCAAAGGGGCCTAAGACAAAGGCCAACGCGGCGCCGCCTTGGAGGCTCTCAAGGTACTCTTTACGGGCTTCGGGGTCGCTGATGTCCAACCCGGCTTGAGCGCGTTCCAGAAGCTGCTGTGCTGCTTCGGTAAGCCCTTCGGCGGTCATAGCCTGACTGGTGGCTTTTGTGTAGTCCCAGGCAATCTGTTTCAGCGTCTGGTTAGCCAGCGCTTTAGCGCCCGCTTCCGTGACTTCCCGGCCTGCTGCGCCCAGCAGTTTCCCGAGCCCAGGAGCCAAGAACATAGCGGCTGTATCAAGCGCTGCCTGCGGAACGGCAGTTAACGCGGCTTTACCGAGATCGGCTTCTTCCAGCGTCTTGCCCGTCTCCATTTGCGCGGCCAAGTTCGAGCCTGTGAACTGTCCGGTAGACACTGCGCCAGCACCCAAAGCACCCAGCGCTGCCGCCGACAAAGCTCCAGACACCGGCAGTGTGGTTGCCGCAAACCCCGCCGCTAGTGGTGCCGCCATATAGGGCAACGAGCCGCCTAGCGTCTCTTTGAACTTCAGCCAAGGAGACGTAGACCAGTCATCTTGCGTTGGGGTGAACCGCTGTGCAGCAGCGGCTTCCTGCTCCTTGTAGTACTTCTCCGCTTCGGGCAGGCCCATCAAGCCCATCTTGCCTAGAGTCAGCGCCCCTTCACCCTTCAGGCGCTTGAGCCCTGCGCTTGCAGCAGCAATCCCGCCGGAGGTGTCTTCTTTAGGTTTCGACGGGGCAAAACCGAAGGCTTCGGGGTACTGCCGCAGCGCAGCCGACATAGCCTCCTGCGGTGACTGCCCTTCTTGAATAGGATATCCAGAACCGTCAGGAAGAATTACGTAGGCCATAGCTGTGGTGTCTGTTAGGTGTAAAAACGCCGGTACGTACCGGCGTTTTTAGTTTAAACGTTCGTGGGCAAAAAACCCCTGTTTAAGGTTTTGGGGGACGAATAACCGGAGGAGGCGTTTCTGAAACCGACGCCTTGTTCATTGCGGCAAAGGTTGCCCGCATCGCTCTGTACTGTTCAACCGCTTCTTGAGGTTTTAGCAGTGGGTTTGCCTGCGCAAACTTCATGAGCCCCTCTACATCCTCCGCACCAAGCTTTGCTTGTGCTGCTGCGTAACGTAAATTATCGGCACGCTCTTCCGCTTGCAGACGCATCTGAGTAGCCTGAAGCGTCGTTGCGTTCCCCGCTGCAGCAATTTCTTTTTGAGACGTTATCTGCATTTGCGCAAGCAACATGTCGTGCGCTTCTTTATGCGTTATTCCATAAGCGGCTGCAACAGCATCAACCTGGGCCTTCATGCTGTTCTCGCTACGGGCAGCCATAGCGTCTCTACGCGCTTGCGCCTTCTCGAAGTCTCCGGCTTTTGCTGAGCGTTCCGCTTCGGCAAGCGCGGCCAAGCCCATCTTGCGTTCTTTCTCGGCTTTCTTGAGGTCTTTCTGCGCGCGCGAGTACTGCTCGCCTCCAGCAGACGCCCCTTCAACAATCGCTTGAATGGCGTTCTTACCGGGCTGCACAACCTTGGATGCGAACGTCAGCCAAGCCAAGCCTTCGTTTGTTCGCTGCTCTTTCTCTACATCGGCACGGTCTTCTTCGAGCGCGGCCTTGCGTTCTTTGAACGACTCGGACTCAGGGCGGTTTGCGAGATATTCCATCTCCCGCTGCGCATCGCGCTTTGCTTGCGCTTCTTCAGCGTCTGCATACACTTTGCGTATGCTTTTTATGAAGCTGTCATCCGCCGCCACGGGTGCGGCTCCGGCAGGAGCGCGAGGGATTGCACCTAGCCCTGCGCTAGGTTGTGCTGCTCCAGGGCCTCCGGGTGAAGTTGGGAGAGGGGGCATGGATGCACCACCGCCAGTACGTGTTGCGTAGTCGGTTGGAAGGGGGCTAACGGGGCTAACGGGGGGTGCAGTACGATTCTTAAGTTTTGCGTATGTCCAATCCCCTTCGGGGTTCCCCTCGTTAGCTTTTTGCATCTCAGCAGACGTCTGCACGGAACGCACGAGAGGGATATTTCTAATATCTTCTTCGCCAATTAGCGGCGTGTCTCGAACCGGGTTCGGTGCTGTCCAGTGCCGGCGTTTAGTGGGCGCGAACACGCCTTCTGGCCAATACTCGGAACCCGGTACGCTGCCTCGGTTCTGAAACCGAATCGCTCCGCCATCTGCGTAGGCAACACCGCCAGTGCCGAAATCGCGATCATCGGCGTGGGCATACGGGCCGGCTGTGGACTCACCACCGCCTGCAAACGCGACCAAGCCGCCATCAGCAAACTGCATGTTGGGGTTCAGCGCACCAATACCCTGGTCTTCTGGCAACTGAGCGGGCTGCATTGCAGCCAAGGCTTGCTGGTTCACTGGCGCCTGGGGAGCCGCGCCTTGCCCTTGCGGAGCAGAGCGCAGCTCTTTGCGCATGTTGCTCTCGTTGAACGCCAAGGGGAACATGTACGGATCCTGCTTGTGCATCTCAGCGAAGCGCTGCAGTTCCTGGTCGCTCATCATCCGAAGACGGGACGTGATCTGGTTCGCGTTAATCATTTTCAACCCTTCATCCGAGACAATGCCAACTCATTAAGGCCAGCCGCCTTAACTCTACCGCCTTTGGCCATGCCTGCCATCTTGCTGACACCGTAAGCTGCCGAACCAAGCCCGATAAGATTCTGCGCGGTGGTTGGCGGTGCTTCGTAAATTGAGCGGGTGGTGCCTTGCGTACCGCGCAAAATGTCGGACAAGAACCCGAGCTGCTGCGTTGGGTAGTTCCGAGCCGCAGAGAAGTCAGCGTATTGCCGGTTGAGGATGTCCTGGATCTGCTGCTGTTGGAACCCGCCGAATCCGGCTTGCTGGCCCGTGATGGCCTGCTCTTGACCAAACTGTTGCTGGCCGAGCTGCCCAAGTTGCCCCGCGCCTTGCAGCGCCGTCTGTAACCCTTGCTGCCCGAACCCTGCGCCGTACTGCCGAGACTGCTCAGACAACCGCTGTGCTTCAAGACCGGCTTGCTGGTTCTGCTGCTGGGCCTGCATCATGGCTTGCAGGTTTGCCTGCCCCGCCGTCAATCCGGCCTGCTGGTTAAGCTGTTGCGCCTGCATGTATGCGCCAAGCCCGGCTTGACCTGTGGTAAGACCCGCCTGCTGATTGGCCAGCGCAGCGCGCTGCGCTTCTTGTTGGTTAGCCTGTTGCGCTTGCATGCTTGCTTGCTGATTGGCCAACCCCGCCTGCATATACGACTGCAACCCCGCCTGTCCGGTCGTCAAACCTGCTTGCTGATTAGCCAGCGCTGCGCGTTGCGCTTCTTGTTGGTTAGCGAGCTGAGCTTGCATGCCGTACTGCTGATTGGCCTGCTGCGCCTGCATCATGGTCTGCAGGTTTGTTTGCCCCGTAGTAAGTCCAGCCTGCTGGTTGGCCAGAGCCGCACGCTGTGCTTCTTGCTGGTTAGCAAGCTGCGCTTGAATATCCGTCTGCTGGTTGGCTTGTTGCGCTTGCATAAATGCGCCCAACCCCGCTTGACCCGCAGTGAGTCCAGCCTGCTGATTGGCTAGTGCTGCGCGTTGGGCTTCTTGCTGGTTAGCAAGCTGCGCCTGCATGCCGTATTGCTGGTTGGCTTGTTGCGCTTGCATATAGGACTGCAATCCAACTTGACCCGTAGTGAGTCCAGCCTGCTGGTTGGCTTGCTGAGCCTGCATCATCGCTTGCTGGTTGGCTTGCTGTGCTTGCAGCGCTCGCGCCTGATCGGACGTGAACATGCTCTGCGCTTGCTGATACGCCGACTGAAGACCTTGGGACTGGATATCACCCTTCTGCATCGCCAGATTACGTGCGGCTTCGGCCTCCATGATGGCTTGGCGAGACCCGCCAAAAGCACCAGCGCCTACAGCCTGGGCACCACGCTGCGTACGCGCAATATCTGCCTGACGCTGTGCTTCGCGTTGCTGGGTATTGACCACGTTCTGCATGTACGGAGACATGTACGCTTCAGCAGCGCCTGGGGCAGTGAACCCTTGCGTACCGACCTGCCCAGCTCCAACCCGCTCAAAACCGATTTGGCCCCCAGAAATGCGATCCGCCTGGACTTGTGGGCCACCGCCTACGCGCTCAAAACCTAGATTTCCTGCACTAATTTGTTGGGCGCTAACTTGTGGGCCACCGCCTACGCGCTCAAAACCCATCTGGCCTGCTGCAATGCGATCCGCCTGGACTTGTGGGCCACCGCCTACGCGCTCAAACCCGAACCCACTTGCGCCTACTTGCGGTGCGTACACCTGCGGCCCAGCGCCTACACGCTCAAAACCGAACTGACCTGCGCCGACCTGCTGTGCGCCAATCTGCCCAGGACGAATCTGCTGTGCAAAGAACTGGTTCGGTTGGTACTGTTGCCCCATCGCACGCGAAGCAGCGCCGTATGCAATATTTGAAGCATCCGTAAGCTGGGGTGCGACTTGCTGGTTCTGCGCGGACTGGAATGCCTGCTGCTGCATAGGGGTGAACTGTGCAGCCCGCTCTCCTGTGTACTCTTGATAGGGTGCATTAGCGACAGCTTGCGCTTGCCCCACCAACTCCATGTACGGTTTTTTTGCGTACTCAGGAATATTGGTCTGATAAGACGTCGCTGTTGACCCGCTGCTACTACTGCCACCGCCATCGCCCAAGAAAACGCCAAATACGCCAGACTCTTTAAGGCAGCCTAAAAGAAACTTAATTACGCTCATCTAAATGCTCCTTGCGATAGTCGTCAAAGCGTTCATGCACTACGCTTTTCCATACGTCTGGTAAAAATTTCTGTGCTTCTTGCGGCCCAAGACACACGTGCACGGCATACGCAACAATATGGCCAGCAGCGTAACGCAAATTGTGCGAAATCTCGATTCCGTGCGGGTCTTTGTCTTGCTCGAACTTATTAGCCGTTTGATACGCAGAAACTACCATCAACCACATTGGCATTATCTGCGACTGGATTTTTTGATAGAACGGGTTCAGCGGTAAATAGACAAGACAAATGAGAAACGCATTGTTGATAGCGTCTGCGGCCACATCTTTGTCCTTGTCTACTAGGTCGTCCCATGTGTGCGCCAGATCGACAAACATGCGGTACATGGCCAGTGCGTCTTGGTTCCCGCCGAACCACTCCAGTTTGCCTTCGTTGCTGTACACGGGCTATCCTTTAGTGAACACAAAAACGATCGTTCTCGTGTCCGGCGTTTCGTGACCGTGCCAAGAACCCATACGCGATTTTTGCATGAACTCGCTCCAGTGCTGCGTAAATACTTCGGGGTGCACCAGAGCTTCGCAGCGTAGGCCGGCATTGGCTGCCGAGAACAGCACACTGTGCATGGGGTGCGCACGGTACTCCCACTCTGGAACGTACACGTCTTTGAGCAACTGCTTTCTAGACGCAAAATCTTTTATTACCAGCCGACCGCCAGAACGAAGCAGCCGTGCAGATTCGATCATCAACGCCGTGAGGTCACCATAGCCCAACGACTCGTTGAACATTACGTAGTCAGCCACTGCGTCAGGAATGTCCTCGACATGGTGATAGTCCGACAAGATGCAGTCGCGCCCTAAGTAGCGCATGATTCCTGCTTGCGTTGGGCTGCTAGTAATGTTCAGCGTGCGGGTGATCTCTGGCGACACTGCTTTAAGCCCCGCGCACATAGTGCCAATACCAGCGCCCATGTCGATCACGAACCCACGGGGCTTAAAGTGTTCGTTGTAGAAGTGAACGTGCGCGTCTTCTGAAGACCCAAACAGGGTGCACTGGAACAGGTTTAGCCCGTGCTCCAAATACTCCGCTGTTTCGATCTCGTAGTCGTTCATCCCATCGCCTTATTGGGATTGATCTGGCGCTGTTGAGAAGTCTTGCCGTGCGCGTTCTGGCGAATGCGGTCAAGCATGGCGTACAACTTCTTCGTTCCGCCAGCCTGTTTAACTTGCTCTGGAGAGAGGTACGCTTCGCCGCGTGCGACACGCGCCTTCTGCTTACCCTCGATCGTGGTTGGGATCGAGTCGCTCATGCCGTCACCAGGGCCGTCGATAGGCTGCGCGTTGTACTTGCGCATGAGGGCTTCCAGCCCTGCATCTGTGCTGCCGTTACCAAGTGCAGAGACAACGTCCGCAGGAATAACGAACCCACCTGTGCGCAGCATGCCGCCAGCCTTGTTGCCACCGCCGTAGTCACGCTCACGCTCTTGGCGGATCCGGGCTTCTTCCTTTGCCTGCTCAAACGCCAGACCTTCGGGACTCTTTTCACTTCGACCGTAATTGACGTAGTGACTCCACGCAAACATCTCCGGATCCATGCCGCTTTCTTCTGCGGCAGCAAGTACGTCGGGCTTTGACATCAAGTACGCACGGGCAGCGGGCGATATCGTAAACCGTTGCGCCTGCTCATCAAGCCAGCTTGACGATGCCGCCTTTGCGGTCTCCGCAGCTTTTGGAGCGTTGGCCTGCACCATCTCGTCCAGCGTCAACGGCTTGCGAGAGGGGGCGGTCGTACCGGGCCCGGCAGGATTGACTGGCATCGCAGTAACACGATCACTACTTTCAGGCACTCCGTACCGCTGTGCGTAACCTGCGTTCGTGCGTGAACTAGAAGACGGTAACTGCCCGTACAAATACATCATGGCGTCGGCACTAGGGCCGCTCATTCCTTGCGCAGGGCCGCGTGCGTAACGCCCCATTGCGCCGGGGTAGTATGCGGGTGCGTTTGCTTGCACAGGAGCTTGTACTGGAGCTTGTACGGGCGTAGGTGTACGTACTGGTGCTTGTACTGGAGCTTGTACTGGAGCTTGTACTGGAGATTGTACTGGAGCTTGTACTGGAGCTTGTACTGGAGCTTGTACTGGAGCTTGTACTGGAGCTTGTACTGGAGCTTGTACTGGAGCTTGTACTGGAGCTTGCACAGGCGTAGGTATACGCACAGGAGCTTGTACTGGAGCTTGTACTGGAGCTTGTACTGGAGCTTGTACTTGGCGTCCCGTGGGAACAGGCTGTCCTGCTTGCGCGAAGGCCGCATTGTACGCAGCCTTGTTTGCTGCCTCTTTTGCTGCTATTTGCTCCATGACAACGCGCCCGCCGCCGGCCAAACTTACGAGCCCGCCTTCAGCCAATCGCGTGTAGGTGGGCCGGAAATAGCGCTTCTCGCCCGTGTAAGCAGAACCGGGCAAGTACTCTCCGCCGGTATAGCCCGCGTCATAGCGGTAGCGCGGCGCGTCGCCGTACTCGTCTTCAGGGTTACTGAACGGCTCGGGCGGAGCCATGACGACCGGAGCCGCAGCCATAGACGCACTTCTGATAAGGCCGGACGTATTACCCACGCTCTTCATGAACTCCGCTGGGTTTTGCGCGGCAGCATCAACGCTCTGCAAGAACGTCGGCTTCGCAACGGGCGAGGTGGCTGTTTGCGGCCAAAACTCTTGACCTTGCCCTAGCTCTGCGGTTGGTAACGAAGGTGTAACTGGCGGCGCAGCCGCAGCAGCATCGGCAGCAGCCTGCGTCCATTCAGAACTCAATGTCTCCTGGAAGGGTACTACGGGCGGGGTAACCGCAGCCGTGCCCGCCGCTTGCAAGCCAGCACCAATATTGGCACCACCATATGCACCCAGGCCGCCAGCGATAGCGCCCATCAGGGGGTTCTCTTTATTGGATAGGGCACCGACACCTGCGCCGAGAGCCGCCGCGCCTGCTGCCGTAATACCTGGAACGATAAAGTTCGCGCCAATCCCAATCAGCGTGGGGAGGATGTTCTTCAGGAACCCGGCTTCAGGCAATCCTGTGTCAGGATTGCGTGTGAGAGAGCCGCCATGAGCCATTGCAAGAGATTGCAACCCGCTGACTTCGCCGGGGGTCATGTGGACGAGCAACGAGTCTTCACCCCTCCCTCTAGACGCAAGATGTTGTGCAGCAGCTTGAAGGCTCATTGGTGCCTCGCAGAAAAGGGGTTGTTAAAGTTTAGCATGTCGGGTGTCAAGGGCAAAGTTACTGTGTGAGGTCGTAGAACGACATTGCGCCCCATCCGCCACCAGTACTGGCAAGTGTCCGTGCGCATAAGGTGTAAGTGTCGCTTACACCCGCTAAGGAAACGCCGAGTTGCAAATCCCAGTTGTACGGGCTCGTGCTGTTTAGCGGGATTCTCCCGGACTTGCCCGAGGTGTATCCACTAGAAACTATCGTGCCGCCAGTTGTTGCCGTGGCGGTGTAGTCCACCTCGACGTTTGCGTCAGTGTCTGACGCTACCCAAGCTGCGCCCGTAAGCGTGGTGTTCTTGAGCAACGCGACTTCGTAGCTATCCGTAGTTGTCGGCAAGAAATCATAGCTGATGGGGATAACGACAGCGCCCAAAGCGGTCGAGGCAATTCGGATAGACGCCAACGGGTAGAACGCGGTTGTGATGAAGTTGCCGCCAGGGATGCTAGTTCTTCGAGCCATATGCTCGATAGATGTCTGCTCATAGCCCCCGTCAGAAATCACGGTTGAGCAAATCTGGCGCATGCTGGATGCGGTCGTAGTAGCGGCGGTGTTGGTGATCTCGTACCGGACGGGAAGGATGGCCGTGGTCATATAGACCGTAGCGATGCTGTTGGCGTTATGGAACGTATGGCACAGGATGAACTGGCCGTCGATGATGAAGCCGCAGCGCACAGAGCCAACGCCAAGCCACTCAAAATCCATCCACAGAATCTGGGCCTTGGACGCATCGAGCACGAGCCCACTGTCACCCGTGCCGTCTAGCTTGTCGCCGTTCCAGTTCGCCTGAGTAACCGTGCGCGCATCGGAAGTGGCGCCGCTAATGTAGGAACGCAGTACGAACGACTTGGTGGAATCCGCCTGCTGGAAGAACACGCCGTTCTGCGTGTTGAAGTAACCCACGCGCTGCCGCAACCCCGTCTTGGCCGCATTCATGGCGAAGGTGGCCATCAACATCAACCCTTTTCCAGGCTGATACGGGAAGCTGCGGAAGGTCTGCCGCACAACCGAGGATCCAGACGACGTGATTACATTTAGCTGAACTGACGACTCGTTTGGTAGGTATGTCGTCGTGCCACCCGTGGTCAGTGTGGTGTCGAACTGATTGTCGATTGCGTACCGATTCTGACTATCAAAGAGCGTGTATGGCTGGCTGACTTGGAGCCGCCCGAAAGCATCAAGACTCGTGCTTTTGAAAGTGATGGGTATAGACGTGTTAGCAGCCACGAGTTGTCCTAAGATGTTGTCGAGTTGCCTGAAGTACAGCCGCAAAACATTGGCGAACTGCTCTTGATAGCGCGAGTCGTACTCGCCTGGGGCGGAGGGCAGCCGAGGCGCCACCACTTGGTTGATGGGGTACTCCGACGTGACGATTAGAGACGTCATAGTTATCTCCTGCGCCCATCAGGACGGATGTTTATGCGCGTCGCACCCATCTGCCACGTTGTGCCCAGCGCGGTGGACTCCACCTTGAACGCCATCTGCCGACCGCGAACCCGAACGTAAACGAACTCAGTGAACCGCTGCACGAGGTAGTTGTTCTGCACAGAGTAGTCGTTGACGCTGGCCACATCGGGGTTTGACGGCGCAGCGTTGTAAGCAGCGCCTGGGTTCTGCCGAGGTTTAACAGTCAGCGTTATCTCCGGAGACACGGCGGTTGAGCCGTCAAAACAAACGTCCGGAATGAGTGAATCAACGTATGCGTAGTGGTCGCCCTCACCGATGTCAAAGTCGGCGGATTGCACGTAGGCCGCCAGTGGGGAGGGTGGGTTCGTCGATCCGTCGTCGTTGCCGTTCTCGTGGTACAGGATCTGGCCATCGTAGTTCAGCGCAATAGGCGCAGCGAGATACGGCGAGTCAAGCCAAGCAGTACGAGCTAGATTGCCATACGCCCACACGCCTTCGAGGTAGTTGTAAATGGCGTAGCGGTCGATCGTGGTGGAGTTCGCAGAGCAGTAGAACCACCAGATTTCGTGGAACCCTTCATTGGTACCGGCAAAGAACTGGTAGCGCTGGCTCAGATTCAGATCGCCAAAGATGTACTGCCGAAGCGTGCAGCTCAAGGACTCCACCCGGCCCGAGTAGATGTAGAACTTGTCTACGCCCATCCAGTACGTGATGTTGTTGGCCACTGCCGTCGAGTTGGGCGAGGCGATTGAGATGTTGTCGGCCAGGATGTCGAACTTCCAGACATACGGCGGGCCAAGGTACTGCATGGAGTACAGCGCGGCATCCGTCCACACCAAGACTTCTTGACGTGTTTGTTGCGATGTCTGGATCTCGCTACCCCGGCTGAGTCGGAAGCTGCCAGCCTGATTAGTGATGGCCGGAGTCCAGATGTTGTAGTTCTCTTGGTCTGACCACCGCACCAGCATGGGGTCACGCACACTCGCGTTGTAGTCGTTGACGCCAAAAGTCAGAATGAACCGCGAACCATCAGACACAGTGGCGTGTGTACACACGGTCGGGCAATCGGCAACGGTCAGTGCGTGAGTACCCGTTTGGGTACCCGCAGTAGTGTTTATCGGGGCGCCAGCAAATGTCGCTGCAAAGTTCGCCGTCAACCCAGACACGTTAACTAAGTAGTACGTAGTGCCGGGAACCAAATTGGTCGGCAGCGCCCCGTTGGTTGTTGCAACGAATGTCGTGTTTTCTTCGAGCGCCGTCGTCAGCGTGATGACGCCGGGGTTAGCGTTCGTAACGGTAAACGCTTGCTGCGTAAGCAGCGTGGCGCGGTTGATAAGCGCGGGGTTACCCGGATCCGGTGACCAGATATACAGCCCCGAGTACCGGGGGTTCGAGATCAGTGCTTCGCCATAGTTGCACCCGCTCCACAGTTGCGCGTTTGAGCTGGCGTAGTTGGACGCAGTGTTGCCCCAAGCGCCGTCGCCCCAAGCATTCGTACCCCAGCCGGCAACGGGGAGGGTGTAGGTCGGGCCTGCATGTACCTGAAAGTACCCAATAACGCCCGCTCCGCCTGTGCCCGTATCGGCCACCGTCGCATTGACGCCCACGTTGATGGTGAACGTGTTGGTGGTGATTGTCGTTACGAGGAACTCGGAGTTCAGCACCGTGGCCGTGATCGCACCCCCCAACCCAACAGCGCCTGAGAAGGTCACGAAGTCGCCCACGATACAGCCGTGGTTCGTGCAGTTGACCGTGACGATGGCCGTCAGGCCGATCGTGTTAGCCGTGAATGTGACGTCGCCTGCCTTGGTGGTGTAACGCAGGGGCGTGATGTCGGTGATTGCCCCACCCGTGCCGGTCTGCAGGTACAGCTTGGAGTTGGTACCATAGACAATTGGCGTGGTACCGGCCAGCGTCTGCCATGTGAACATCCAGCGCCCGACGCCCCAGAACGACCCGTTGTTAGTCGGTTTGAGGGGCTCTTCGGTAACGGTGAAGTCGCGTGTCCAGCCGCCGATCTTCTCGGGCACGCCTGATCGGAAGCGGATCTTGTCGCACTCAAACCACCCGCCCTTAGCAGTGAGCGCCGTGTTGTCGCGGTTGATGCCCGGCTTGAATAGCAGTTTTTGAATGGTCACTGTTTCTACCCCAATAGTGCGGCTTCTGCAGCCCGGCGACTAACCAATCCTGGAAGCACCCGACCACCGCCTCGAACCCATTTACGCAGTTCTTGTTTTGCGGCTTCTGGATCGTTTGCGTTGATTTTCTTGCGCAGCGTGGATGATTGCAGGTTACCAGTACCGAGGTTGAAAGCAAAATCCAATATCGCAGCAATCGCCCCAGGCCCCCAGTCTTTAAGGACTGGGCAAAGACTCAACACCCTCGGCTGTACAGCGCGAAGCTCGTGCATCAGCAGTTCTTCTGCGCGTTGCTTGGTAATTGCCGGGTCACTCAGCGTAACCCGTGCCCCGTTCTCATATCGAGTGGAGCCATAACCGATCGTCGCCACATTGGCCGGGCACAAATAAGGCTTCAAAAACAGCCCTTCAAAGCGCCTGCACAGGCCCGCAGCAATGATCAGTTGCGGCTCATTTTCCACGTTTTCCCAAGCTCCGGTCAGCGAAGAAGAACCCGAGGATGGCGCCTACCAGCTCCATGTCCCAGTCACCCATCTGGAAGTTCTGTGAGACCAGCTTACACACCCACAGGGTCAGCGCGATCGTAGCGGCTGCGGGCCGCACAACGCCGTTCCAGATGTCCACTACAGAGTAGCCGGTCGGTGCAAAAGCACGGGCCATCGCCGCGCCAAACGCATCAGCATCGGTTTTATCCACCATCGCCTGGGACTGCGCTTCGATGACTTTGATGCCAAGCTGGGCTTGCAGTTGCAACGTCTCTTGGTTGCGTGCGTGAGCGCGGTCGTCGATATCGCTTTGCAAGCGCAGCATTTCCAACTCGTGTGCGTTGTCTTGGCGCTTGTTGATGAAGGACGAGATTTCGCCCCACAGCATGCGAAAAACTGAGCCGCCAAGGAATGAAATCAGGGCACTGAGCATAGGGCCTCCTACTTAAACCGGCGGAGTTTGAAGAGCGTGTGCAGGTACAGGGCCACGAGCTCGTCCACAATGTTCTGGATCGGCGTGTCGGTCTTGTCGAAGGCTTTGTACCGAGCGCTCTCGATCTCGCCCATCTGGTACTCAAGTTCGTCGGCCACGTTGGGCTCGCCTTCAGGCTCCAGATATGGAATGGGCTTCATCATCCCGTGACGAACTTGGCAGACTTCTGCCAGCCTATCGGCGGCCTCGATGATGCCCTCATAGAACTCTTGCAGCGCGATGTGCGCAGCGTAGGACGTTGTCCTTAAGTGTTCCCGGTGCGCGATGTCCCGCGAGAGGAAGAGGATGGCGATGATTTCGTGACCCATAGGTGCCTTCGTTAAATCCGTGCGGTTGCAAGAGCGCCGAGGACGGCGCCTGCAATTGTCGCCAAAGCGTCCAGCAGTTCTGGGTTGCCCTTGTTTGATACCTTGTCGTAGACCTCTTTAGCCACAGCCGCCACGGTGCCCGCCAGCAAGCCCGCAACCACGCCGAAGAAAAAATGCACGAGGATGAAGATCACCAACCCGTAGATCAGGTGGTTGGCTTTGTCTTGGGGGAGTTGTGGGGGTTGTGGGAGGTTCATGCGTGTTCCTTAAGCCGGAGCAATGGTTGTGACGGTGCCCGATGAGCCTCGGAACTTGAGAGCGCCGCCTTCAACGTAGAGCTGACCCATACCCGCTGGGCTCGTTGTTGGGGCCGTTGCGTTGGCCATGCCGATGACTTTGGCGGCCGTAGTCCCTGCTGCGGTTACACCGACTAAGAGGTTGCCGGAGGCATCCAGCGTCATCGCCTGCGTGAAGCTGATCGCGTTGCCTGCGGTGCCGGAGGGGGCGGTCAACCACTGGTGTTGACCGTTGCCAACAATGTATTGCGCGGCGGTGTTTGTGTCTTTGTATCTGTAGCTACCACTGGCGTAGTAGGTGTTACTGTTCAGCCATGTCGCATTACCAGAAAGACCCCAGTTACCAACGCCTCCGCCACCGGGGAAATCAATGCCGCCTGCGGCACTCCAAGCACTCGGCGTCACCCCCAAACCGAGGTTGCCGGAGGAGTCGAGGCGCATGCGCTCGGTCCCTGCCGGGGTGCCGCCAGTAGTAAACGTGATGGCGTTTCTACCGTTTAGCGTCAAAAATGACGCTCCCGTGCCCTGAGCCGACACAATCGCCGTGCCGGGGTCGTCAAAGATCAGGTTGCCGTTACCACTCCCGATTCCCTTGACGGTCAGCGTCCCACTCGCATCCAGCGTCATCGCCTGCGTGAAGCTGATCGCGTTGCCTGCGGTGCCGGAGGGGGCGGTGTACCACTGGTGTTGTCCAGCGGTTTGAATGTAAGTTGTGGCCGCTCCCGTTGCGGTGTATGTGGAACCTGTGCCTGCTGCTACATACGCATTGCCAGAAAGACGAATACTTGTAGATGCGCCAGTAAGACTACCGTATGTGGTTTGGAACGCTTTGTATGTGCTATCCCACGCACTCGGCGTCACCCCCAGACCGAGGTTGCCGGAGGAGTCGATGCGGGCGCGTTCGAGCATTGTGTCACCGCGCCTATACGAGCTAAAAGTTAAAGACTGTCCGTTAGCATCGCCTGAGGTTTGAACTCTCCACGCATACGTCGCGGAAGAATTAACACTGTCAGAATTACTTGCACCAATATCAAAGCGAACATCAGAAGATGAGTTGTAGCCAGTGTTTACAAGCGCCCTTATAGAGCCAACAACATCCAACCTCGCCCCCGGCGAACTCGTCCCAATACCCAGTCCTGTGGAGGTCAGGCGCATTTGTTCGGAGCCGCCAATCGTCCAAAGCGACTGCGTACCAGCGACATAGCCCATCGTCGTAGAGCCGCCGACACGACCATAGGCGGTTGCCGTGGTGTCTACCTGAAGAACTGATCCTCCGGCGTCAGTAGACGATGCAATTAGACGAAGACCCGTTGATGTGCCAGTAGTTGCTAAATTCGTCCCATCAAACGTCAGCGCAGACCCAGTGGTCAGGACTTTGCTGCCGTTGAGGTAGGCCACGCCGTTGGCTGTGCCGCCGGACAAGGTGACAGCACCAGAGATTGCAGCAGTTCCTGTTACATCCAGCTTCGCTCCCGGCGAAGTCGTACCAATCCCAAGGTTGCCGGAGGAGTCGAGGCGCATCCACTCAAAGGTGTTCAGCGTACCCGTGGTTGTGTTTGCCCCTGTTACGCCCGTGTAGAACGTAATGCCACGGCTGAAGTCTTGGATGATTGCGTTGCCGTTGTCGTTGGTTGTCTTGGTGTAGGTCATTGTCCCGGCAGACTCCGCCGAGACAAACAGGTTGTTGGCAACGTAATCGCCAGCGTTCTGCTGTGTTTCACCAAGCGTTCCAGCCGTACCAAAGTAGGCCTTGACGCCACGAGTTGTGTTGAGATCAAGCAACCCTCGGGGCGAACTCGTCCCAATACCCAGTCCTGTGGAGGTCAGGCGCATTTGTTCGGAGCCGCCGTAGGTGAACAGCATGCCACCCGACGAAGCAAGGATAGAGCTAGTGACCGTCGTCGCGTTGTTGGAATAGAGCTCGATACCGCCGCCCCAAGCGTTGTCGCCAGATGGGCCGCTAACACGTATCCCGGAACCTGCAGGAACTTCGGCAACATGCAGCAATTGCGCAGGTGCTGTCGTAGCAATCCCAAGCCTACCGGCAGACGTTACACGAAGGCGCTCAACGCCCGCAGTGCTCAAGGCAACGGTAGACGTAGTCGGAAGCCAGAAACCTGTAGTTGTGTTGCCGACGAACGAAATCGAAGGAGCGCTGACCGAGCCCGCATCAAACAGCAGAGACGTGAAGCCCGTCGTTGCATCCAGCACGTTCGTGCCGTCGCAGTACAACATCTTGCGCTGCCCATTACCGACCGTAATGCCTGAGCCCGCCGCAGTCTTAAAGACGATCGACTGGCTACCCGTCGTGCTGTTCGTCACCACATACAGCTTAGACACCGAGGGGCAGATCACGTTGCGCGAGACCGTCAGAGTGCCCGTCAGCGTGATGAACATGTTCCGAGCTTGGTCGGTCGTGCCGTTAGCGACAGTCAACGTGTAGTTGGCGTCTGTCATGGCCACCGCAGAAGTGCCCGCAATCGCCGCTTCAGCCAGAGACGTCACACCCGTGTTGACCGTAGACCCCCAGGAACCGGCAAGCTCGCCCGTAACGGGCAGCGTCAAGCGTAGCGATGGTGTGTATGAACTAGGCATGACGCCTCCTTGTGTGCCCGGTACGCAGGCTTATTAAGCAAACCGCAACAGCGCCGTACTAGCACCGTTTGCCGGCATCTGAATCGTGAATGTGTTGATCGCGGTCTTGTCGGCGCCGAAGTCCAGAACGGCAATTGCGCGGTTGGCCTTGCTGGAGTTGTAAATCAGCGCGCCGCGAGCCGTGAAGTTAGCCCCAGTCCAGGCCGTATCCGCAAAGTCAACGTAGGCGGTTGTCCCGTCCGTCGTGAGCGTAACTCCTGTCAGCGTATTGCCGCCTGCGGTGTATCCAGGCCCTGTCGTCTCGCCCGTCACGGTGTACGCCGTTGTGCTCGCACTAAGTGTGGCCGCGCCCGTATACAAGGCGATCTTGAGGACGTCTGTTTCCAGGTTGTGAATGGCTTGCCAGCTCTCTTTTTTGAAGCTGGTGACGAGGGTTTGCGTAAGCGCCATGTCAGTTTACCGGCTGTCGATACTGCCCAGAACGGTAGGCGTCTTGACGCTCCATACCGTCCCCCAGGCGTTTGGCCAATGCCAGAGCTTCCTTGTACTTGCCGTCGTAGAGCGCCAGCAAGTCAGCCTCACCCTTGAGGAACGTGTACGCTTCGACCAGACATCCGTACAGCAGCACCGTGTCGAAGTTATCCCCAAGCCACGTTGTAGAGGCCGTGACGATCGAATCTGGGTAGAAGAAGTAGTTAAGCTCGATGGCGTAGGCCGAGGTCGGTGTCGGGCCAATGATCAACTGCAACTCCGTAGTGGCCACGGTCTGTGGCCCGTACAGCGCGTAGTACTTCGGCAGCCCCGTGCTTGATACCGTCGGGTAAGCCTCACGAATGAAGTTAACGTCCTTGTTGAGCAGGAAGTTATACCGACCAGTGTCATCCACAACAGCAAGCGCGTAGGGCGCCAAGAAGTCATTCGGCGCATTGAGGTACGGACTCCCGCCCGTCAGATTGCCCGAAAAATACTTACGCAGCGAAGGGAACTGCACCGAGTTGTAGATGCGCTGTTCCGCTTGTCTAACAAACGTAGGAATGTTCGCTACGAAGTCTGTCTCGTAGTTCTGCAAATAGCTACTAATGGTCGCAGACAGCGTAGCGTAGTTCATAGGTTATCAAGCCATAGGGCCGCGTGCCATCTTGCCTTTGGTGGCTGCGCCGCATCCGCGAATCTGAATGCCATCAGTCTTGGTGGCTTTGTACTCAGCGCTTCGGTTGCTCGCAACGGAAATTGGCGTATCCCGCAAGACTTGCTTGACGGGCTTGTTCTCAACAACCGCAGGGGTTGATGCTTTAGGGGTACGGTAGGTGGCCATATCAGCCTCCGCGTTTCTGAGCTGCGACTTTCGCCAAACCGCGTCCCATCTTGAGCATGTCCATGTTGCTCTTGCCCGTGTTTCCGCTGCGCTTTACGCCACCATCTTGCGGGGCCATCTTGTCGCCGGATCTTGCGGAGGGCTGTTTAGTAGTTGCCATGACTGGCTCCTTCACGTAGTGATTACTGAGACTGTACCAACAATTCCTTGACCAACCAAGGAATTAGCCGTATTGCCGCTGATAGCGCTGTTGCCGCCACCGACTGGTGCCCAGCCCCACTGGAAAATGCGGCTGCCTTCACCAATGAGACCGTTGCTGAGCACGCCGGATGTGACGTAGCTTCTATCAGGACGAGGGTTGCGAACCCCTTGCGGATCATCTACAGGGTACATCCCCAACTGCAACTGCGGATGATCTGGGTCATAACACGAGCGGCAGACCAACATGTTGATGTTCTTGGTCTTAACAACCAGACTTCTCAACAGTTTTAGCTTGAAGCGGAATGCGCACCGATCGCACTCGGCGATCGAGTTCTTGCCCGAGGAAAACCGATTCCCCATTAGAAGCCGCCACCTATGAACTGCTGTCGTGGCACAAAGCGAACTGCGGCCTTTTCACGGTCTTCCGAACTTGCCAATTCCCACGCTTCGTCGTACTGCGCCTTGAGGATAGGCAAACGCTCTGCCCCGCCAGGAACCTTCAGCGCTAAGTAGTACGCAAGACCGGCCACCATCGAGGGCAAGAACCTGAACGGCACGTCCATCGTATTCACCCCATCACCAGCGTCTTGCAGACGACGCAACCGCCAGTACACGAACGTGTAGGTCTGGCTGTCATCGGGCACGGGCCACACAGTGAAGGTAGGCGTAGCCTGCCGGTTGATGTAGACCTGGATGGGTCGAGCTTGCTGGAGCTTGTTAGGCACGGTGGCGTAGGTGGAGACGCTGATCCGCGTGATTGTCAGGTCGGCTTGCGTAGATGCTACGCCTGCCCCTGTACGGATCACATGCTCTAACAAGTCCACAGTATCTGCTGGCAACGTGTAGGTGGCTGTACCAGGAGTCAGGACTTGGGAGCCCTGCTCGATCGTCCACATATTCACGCCACGATTGGCGAAGTCTGCAAATAGGAGATTTAGAGAACGGCGCGCCGTTCTCAGGTCATATCCCGATCTGGCTTCAGAACCGCATCGCTCGAACGCTTCTTCGATGATTTCCGTTAAATCTAAGTTGAACGTCGTCGTACCCGATGTCGTCATTTTACGTACTCCAAACGCCAACCTTTAGACCGAGCGCTTCGCCGAACAGCTTGTGCAACCGCTTGTAATGATACGTCAAGCTGTTGTGCAGCGGCCGTCGCAGTCTCCCAAACAAATACTCCGTACCAAGGGTGCAGGCCGACCACTTTCCGCGCCATATGGTTTAGCGCCCCCGCTTGTAGCGAACCTTTACCATACCCAGGGTTTTTGTCCCCGCGTATCAACCCTTTCTCGCGCATTAACGCCGCATGTTCAGGGCGCTTCTTCCCAGCAAATGCGCTGTAGCAGTGTTCTCGTAGCTTTTTTCGGACTTCAGGACGCCTGGACACATTCCGATCCCCCCGCATGTCCTGCGCCATTATCTCTCGCGCGGCAGCGTAGTCTCGCCCTCGGCGGCGTGCTTGATCGTTGACCATCAGCTTAAACGATCGCGCCATTGCGGGAGTCTTGTAGATGCGATACAAAAGCCAGTGCGCTAGAAAATGCTCTCGCGCCGTCAGGCGTACAAGGTTATCTGCTGTATCGGCTCCCCCCATGCTACGGGGGAGAATGTGGTGCGCTTCGACATACGTACCCGCGTCGGTACGGGCTTTTGCTTTTGCAACAAGCGCTTCGTACCGAGTCTGCGAAATACTTTTGCCGGAGGTTGCCATGCTTATCTCTTTGCGGTTTTTGCAGACTGCTTGAACGCGGCTGCGGTAGGCGCGCCAGGGGTGCCGGGCTTGCGCATCTTCTCACCAGAACCCGCCGCAATGCGCTTGCGCTTTGCATTGATGTTCTCGTAGAGACCGCCTTGAGCGTAGGAATCCACCGACTCGGGAGAATCCGTTCGGGTGATCTTCTTTGCCTTCGGCATCTTGCTGGGGGCGATAGCCCCCATGCCCCTAGACGCACGCATGATTACTTGCAGCGCCCGCCGCTGGCCATCGTGACCATCTTGCCTTTGGTCTTGCCCTTGATCTCGATGCCACCGCCACGAGCGTACTTGGCAGCAGGCTTTTTCTTCATCATCTTCATTTCCTTGGCTTCTTCAGCCTTGGACTCTTTACCCATGAAGGGGGGCATTTTTCCTTTGGTAGCCATAGTAGTGCCTTTCTGTGCCTTATCGGCATTGACGAAATCTTTACCAACAGACATCGGGACACCCGCCTTCTTTGCGAATTCGGGGCTGTGCGCGATGGCCGCCATGAATTTGTGTTGCTTAGTTGATGAAGAAGGCATTTGCTTCTCCTACTCTTTCGAGCAAATTTTTGATCGAAGCCTGCGAACAACCGCCTGAACAGTCTCGGTCTCCCAAATGCGGATGACTGTCCAAACAATTGTAAACATGGCAGCAATCGCAGGTAGTTTATCCACGAGTGTCCCCACAACGGTTACAACTGAAACTACATCAACCACATGCTTTGTGGTTTCGTCGACATGCGTACTCATTTGCAATTCCACCGTTTGAGGCTCGCCGCTTTACGTGTAGGACGGCCTTGCTCGTCTTTCATCGGCCCAGGCATCCCGCTCATGCGGGCGCAAAACGATTTCCTGCGCGCAGCGTCGGACTTGCTCTTGGGATTGGGCGCGGGGGCTTTGAGGTTGGAACCTGTGGCCGCGTTGTACTTCGCACGACCTTTGGCCGTGAGACCTGCGCCTTTGCTGACCGGGAGTTTTTCTCCTCGACCGACCGCTAATGAGACAGGTTTTGTTGCCATTATGCCCATCCTTGACCTAGATTTGGGAGAAATGTTCCCCCACCCGATTGTGCGCAGGAGTGCTTCATAAGGTCAACGGTGGTGTTGGCGGAAACCACGCAGGATCAAACGGCTCAACCACAAAGCCAACCACACCAACCATCACCGCATCCGACGGCTTAGGAAACACCCACTTACCGCTGACAGTTTCCTGC